CAAGAAGGGTGATGACTTCTCCCACACCGGGGATAAGTTGCTTTCGTTCCTGTGGGATCTGGTCGTATTCGGGACCGGGATCATGATGGGGCCGCTCGCTGCCCAGAACCCGGAAATTTCAGAGCTCCCCGCCGAGGATGAGGAACCGGCTAGCCCGGTTTGGTCGCCTGCAACCATGCAGCCTTTCGACAAGAAGGCCATGAAGCAGATGATCGACATGGGAGTGTTCGACCAGTATCTGCCCATGATGGAGCGTATTTGCCCCCTGGATATGTACCCGGATCCTGGCGCAACCACGGTTGAGATGGCCCGATACATGATCTGGCGCATGCAACTTGGCAAGGGCCAAGTCATGGGGATGATGGAAGACAGCACGTTCAAGAAGGATGTACTCAAGCAACTCTTGATTGACCATCCGGACGGAATCTGGCAACCGACCTACTGGGAAACATCGGTAAACAGTTTAAACAAACAGCCACAGCAGACGTTGCCCAATGGCCGATATGTCTGTTTCCAGTGGTGGGGCTATTTGATGGGTAAGGATCTCAAGGATGCTGAGATCGAAGGCGCATCTAAATACAAGGACGATCAACGGGTAGTCGCTCAGATTTGGGTGATGGGCAACAAGATCATCAAGATTGGCGTGAGCGAACTGCACAATGAGCGGTTGCCGTTCTACTTCGTGCCATATTCCGTGGCGACAAACACCATCTGGGGCGTTGGTGTTGCCGAGATGATGTTTGACCAGCATGATGGCATCCAGGGTTGCGAACGCGCACTGATGGATGCCATGGCAATGTCGGTGGCACCGCAGATGACGGTCGATGTTGACCAGCTTGCCGATCCGCTCACCGTATTGGAAATCAGGCCGCGCAAGATTTGGGGCGTCCGAGGCAAGATCGGCACCACTATGAAGCCGATTGAGTTCTTCCTCCCCGAGTACAAGTTCCAGGAAATGCTGATGGTTCAGCAAAACGAGGAACGGCTCGCGGACGAACAGACCGGACTGCCCAAGTTCCTGAACGGGTCAACCGAAGGTGCCCATAACCGGACCTTCGGTGGTGCGAACCTGCAATGGAATAATGCGCTCACCACGCTGAAAACGGCTGTATATAACATCGAAACCAATTACATCGTCCCAAGCACCCAGAGCAAGATCCGGTTCTTCCAGACGTTTTCCAAGGATCCAGCCATCCAGGGTTCCTACAGGGTCACGGCTCACGGGGTGCGCGGGCTTTTGGCCCGTGAATCACTCACGGAAGCCATGCAACTGCTGCTCCAGAACATCGGAAATCTTCCCGATCAGGCCAAGCGCATCAAGATGTCCAACTTCTTCAACAGTTACCTGCGTTATTCGGGGCTGGTCAACGAGGATCTGGTCTATTCCGATACAGAATTTGCCCAGATGCAGAAGCAGGAACAGGAACAGGAACAGAAGAACCAAGCCTATGCCGCCGGGATCGAGGCTTCGGTCCAGGCCCAGCCCAAACTCAGGGCCGAGATGCCGGTGAAGGATGCCATCATCGAACTGGTGAAGGAAGCCCCGGAGAACAGCAAACTCCGCTTGGCCTACATGGAATTGGCTAACACCGCTTATCAGCTTGAAACTCCGCAGATCAAGGCGGCGATGGCTGAAGAAAACCAGATGATGCACCTGAGCAACATCAACGAGGCTCATCAGATGGGCCATGAGATGGGCAACCGTCCGTTCGAGCCAGCGCACAACCCATTTGAGCGTCATCCCCATCTTGCTCCGAAACAACCGGAAGGCGAAGAAACGAACCAACCGAAGCCACCCGCTCCAGCCAAGAAACATCCTTACACCACCCATAAAGGGAGAAGGCATTGAGACGGTTTGAGGAAGTCTCCAGCACCCAGTTGGCAGAGAAACTTGTGAGCATGAGAGGGTCTGAATTCGCCCAAGTCATGGCCGAGTTCCTTACTAGGGCGCGGGAGAGTTTCAGGGAAGAACTGGAGACTATTGACCGTGACCCGGTTGCTATTACAATTCTGCAAGGTCGCATCGCTGCGATAAAAGACATTCTCAACCTCATCAACAAGAAATAGCCAGCAACTCCCACGGAGACTGGTAGGAGACAAAAATGAGTCAAAGTCCTACGCTATACGATCCTGAAACACTCAAGCGTGTTCCCGCCAATAACCACGATGCTGCTCGTCGACAGAGGGAATTGGATGCGGCCTTGGCGCGGATCAACCAGGAAAATCAGGTTGGTCAGCCCGGTCCTCCCAGTAAACTTCCAACGGCAGAAACGGTTGTTGTCGGCAGCGGCAAAGTCATCGACCCCGCCACCGCCCTAGAACCTACCGTCATCGAAATCCCTGCCCCGCAGCCGCCCGCTCCCGAGCCTGCCCCAACGGTGCCTACGATCTCCCCGGAGGAGTACGCCAAGTTGCAGCAGAGCTACCGCGAAGCCCAGAAGGCGCTCACTCCTGCCTTCCAGAAGGCTGCCGCCCTGCACAACGAGCTTAAAGAGGAAAGGGAGTCCACCAAGGCTGAGATCAAGTCTCTAAAAGACCAATTGGCCGAGTTGGCAACGATGCTCAAGCAGTCCGTCAAGCCTGCGGTCCCTGCTTACGAGCCTGAATTTGATGATGAGTTGAATACCCTTGACCCTGTCGTCGCGGATCGTCTGCGCCGGTTCAGCCAGACCACCTCCAGGCGGATGGAAGAACTGGAGCGCAAGCACCAGCAGGAAATCCAGGCGATCAGGGATCAGGAAAGGAAGAACCAGGAAGCCCTCGCGGCCCATCAGGATTCGGTTCGCCAGCAAACCTGGGAAGACGTTTTCACCAAACTTGTCCCTGATTTCGCGGATTATCTCTCAGGCACCCCGAAAGGGAAGGCACTGGGCGATTGGGGCGACCGGATGCCCGTTGAGTACGCCAATGCCATCAATAACCCAAGGGCGCACACGCCTTTCTTCGTGGCAAAGGTGGTCAACGAGTTCAAGTCTTCCCAAACCCCGGCCCAACCCCCTGCGAGGGTTCCGGCTTCTGGGGATCTGGCGGCTAAAGGGCTGGGCAATGCTCCGACCAGGGTTGAACCCCCGGCCCAGGAACAGCCACTCAGCACCTATGAAATCCAGAATGCCCAGCAGATCATGGACAGAATGATGCGTGATGCTACCAACACTAAGAACTCACCTGAAATGCGAGCGCAAAAACTTGCCGAAGCGAACGCCTTCATGGAACGCTTTGAGAAGCTCGCCCCACAATAAATCAAAAGGATAGGCAATGTCTAACCCCGTTACCGATCTGACGATTCCTCTGACTACCGGATCGAATACCGGCTACATGAACAATCGTGCAGAACAGCTTTGGGAAGGCCCCCCCAGCCGCATCCGGCGCAGGGCTTTCACCGTCCAGACTTCCCCCGACTGGAACGGACTCACCCCCGCCACTGGCGATGTGGTCCGCACCAATGTCATTGACCAGGGCGCATTCGTCATCGTCGCCTTCATGTATGTGATCACCGCTGGCGCGGCTTCTTCGACCGTCAGCGTGGGTGATTCCAGTTCCGCCTCCCAGTACATCGCCAACTTCTCGACTTCTGCCACCGGCACGACCTACTCCGCTGCGACCGCCTGGAAGTGGTATCCCACCGCCTCCGACTATCTGTTGGTCACGCTGGGAAGCACCGCTGCCGCAACGGGTGCCGTCATTGATGTGGGCTATCTCGCCACTTCGATGATCCCCTATGTCTCGCCCGTGACTGAGTAAAGGAGAACTGACATGGCTGGCAATATCACTGGCAGTTCTTTCAACAACCTTTCTGCCTTTAAACCCCAGATTTACCCCTTGCAGTTCATCCAGAAGTTCTATGCTGGAAGCATCACGAACTACATGTGCAATACCAACTGGGAAGGCGACATCCTCGGCCCCGGCACCACGGTCAACCTCCGTCAGATCCCTGATGTGGTTGTCAGCGCGGCCACCAACGATGGTGATGTCAACTGGCAGTCCATCCAGGCTTCGGCCCTTCAGCTTGTCATCAACTACGCATTCAACGGTGCGTACTGGGTGACTGACGTTGATCGCTCCGCGATTGACGTTGACATGGAAGGCGCTCTGATCAACGAAATGATCAACAAGCTGCGCATGGCGATTGAAAGCACCATCCTTGGTGTGATCTACGCTTCCGCTGCCAACGTGATCACCATCGCCACTGGTGCCACCACGGCTTGGTCTTCGGGTCTCAGCGCGACCCAGCCCTACACCAACGCTGTGACCTACGTTGCCCAGACTTCGCAGTACCTCGACATCGGCGCTGGTAACGGCGTTGATGTTGCTCCTTGGGAAGACCGCTATCTGGTCATCCATCCTAACATGCGTCTTGGCCTGACCGTGAACCCGGCCTTCTACGCACTGAATGCTGGCACCCCCAAGGGTGCGCTGTATGAGGGTTTCCTGGCCTACATCAATGGGTTCAACGTCCTCCAGTCGCCCTTCGTTCCCGGTGCGGGCACCTCCGCTTCGCCTTATCTGACGGTTGCGGGCCACCCCGAAGCCGTCACCATGGCGACCAAGTTCACCAACGTCCAGGCTGACATCATCCTGCCCAACAAGTTCGGTATTGGCACCCGTTGCCAGAACTTCTTCGGGTTCCTGGTGACCAAGCCTTGGCTGCTGGTTGAACTCTCCGTGGTTCTGACCTAACCCAAACTCAAGCGGGGCCTAAGATCCTTCGGGACACGGCCCCGCTCCACCATTGCAACGTCAACGAGGTAATCAATGTCAACCGCCAAAGTAGAAATGGAATCAATGTTCCCGCCCCCGGAGATCAAGATCGAATGCCGGGGTTGCAAGGAGATCATCAACAATCGGTATGGCCGATCCTTCCTGCGGAACCTTGATCCCAGAGCAAAATGGGATGTTCTTTATTATCAGGCCAAGATGAATTCCCAGGGCACGGATCCTGAGTTCACCCTGATCATGGATGATAAGGAGCAATATTCCATCTCCGTGGACGGGGAAGATGGGGTCGAGCAGCGCCCGGTGTTCACCGAACACGAACTGGAAGCCTGCACCATGCGAAAACTCCAGGAGATTGGGCGGTTGTATGATGTCAAGGGCATCCGTCGCCGCGATGTGATCCTGCAAATTCTGCAAAAGCAGGCCGCATTGGTCATGAAGGCTTCGGCGGAAATGCTGCCTAAAGGGTAACAAATGAGCAATTTCACGGTCAGGGAACTTGTTATACGAGTTGCGATGATGCGCCCTGACCTTGAAGTCGGGCTTGCAGAACGTCTGACCCAGGAAGCGGCGAAACGGGTGTTCCGTGAATCCTTCCTGGGTCAGGTCATTACCACGGTCTACCCGGTTGGCAGTAACGTCAACCAGATCATGCTTTGCCGGATGATCCCTTACTGGGGATCTGGGGTTCCCAATATCGTCTACCCCGCTGACGCAAACAAGATGATTCTGCCTACCACTTGGGATGGTTCCTTGCCGGATGCCCTGAGTGGGATCAATCCTACTCCCGCACAAAAGACTGCCGCAGAGGTGCTGCGGGTTCTCCAAGTGCGGACGGTTACTTTGCCATTCTTCTCCATTGGGGCATTCCAAGGCTGGCTGTTCTCCAGCAGCGTGGTCCCTGCGGCAACCAGCGTTGTGAATGGTGGGTTTTATATTGTTTACCAAGGCCCGGTCACCACTGGGACGTTGAATTGCAAAGGCGGCGATATCCTGCAATCCAATGGATCCACTTGGAGCCTGACCCCACTGGAAAACTATGACACGCTCAATCAGGTGAACTGGCAGACCCAGGATCTTTATAATAACCGTCCCAAATCATCTTGGAATTCCAGCATTACTTCTGGGACCACCATGACCAATATCACCCAGGCCAACTCTTGGTCACAGAGGTCTGGGCAAATGCAAACCACGATCGGTTCCAACCCGGCGGTTCCTAACTTTGTTTCCTATTCTGGAACTATTATTGACCTGTATCCAACCCAGGGTTACCAGACAGCGATGGAGATTACTTACTGCGCAACCCCGGTTGGAGACATTGCCGATATCGTTTTGAATCTTCCCGATGAGGCGCGGGAAGCCATCGTCAATCTGGCATTGGCCGACTGGATGTCGGTTCCCGGGAAAGAACAGAACTTGATCTTGAGTGAGAACCGGCGTGCGGAATACGAACGGCTCAAGGGCGGTTTGAGAGCACTAGGCGCACTCGGCATTGGCGGTTCGCCTCAGTTCCGTGCCCCATTGTTCGGTGGCAGGGGCAATCGCTATCTGCCCTTCATCTATAACCCAACATTGATGCCTGGACCCGGCTGATGACTACGCCCATAACTAACTACCAGCTATATCAACTCCAAAATGATTTGCAAGCATTGCTTGGGGATTATAACCAGACTAGGTTTTCTACTGCTCAGTTGAATGACGCAATCAATTTTGGCATCAAGGAAATGGTAACCTTGATGGGCTATACCTATATTGATGCCATTATTCCACAAACTTATAATGGGGCCGCATATACTCACTCACCGTCCTATATCGGGGATCAATCAGCAACTTCAGTCCCGCTCTGGGTTCCTTTCAGCTTCTATGGGTTATACCCAGACAATGCGACTGACTATGACCTGACAGATTACATTGATGTCAAA